CGGAGGTGGCGTTGAGCAGCTGAATGGTCCGGGCGATGGTCTCCGGGCCTTCCTGGACGGAGTCGCCGAACTCGACGTTGGGCCGCTCCGGATCGACTGCGGCGGCGAGACCCCATGCCCGCTCGTACTCCAGCAGCAGCTCCACGGCCTGCGCGACACCCGGCTTCCACGCGCCCGTGATCCGGTTGCCGCGGGTCGTAAAGCTCATGCGCTCGCGGGCCTGGACTTCGGTGGCGGTCTGGGCCGACGGGCCGTCGTCGCCGCCGAGCGTCTGGCTACTCAGTCCTGCGTGCCGGAGGGCCTGCTCGACGAGGGCGTCGGCGGTCTCCTTGTGCTCCTCCCAGCGGATATCGAACTGTTCGGCATGAAGCTGGGAGCCGAGGTTCGGGTCCTTGCCGGGTGCCGCGTTGACGGCGGCCCACACCTCGCGGTCGGCGTCGAACGTGGCGCCCTGGCCGCGGCCGAGGGACTGGAGCATGTACTCCGGGACGATGATCCGGCCTTTGGCGAGCCGGACGTCGCGCATCCAGTTGGTCCAGGTCTCGTCGATGTTGTCGAAGATCGGCTCGTTGCCGTCGAAGTCGCTGCGGCCCAGGTACTTCAGCCCGGCGATGGTACGCCACTCCCGTTGTGGGCCGGTGTTGTCGATCCGGACCACGTCCAGCCGGGACAGGCCGGTCGGCTCCACCCCATCCTCGTCGAGCAGGTCGACCAGGTGCGCGGACGTGGCGTACTCGGTCAGCGGTACCGCACGGCCGAGCTTGTCCTGTGTGCCTTCGTGGACCGCGTGGACGATCCGGCCAGCGCCGTTGACGACTTCGTGGTGCTCGAGTAGACGGACGACGCGATCCCCGTCGGTGGCGAGGACGGACCAGAACGTGACTTCCAGGAGTCGGCCCCAGCGGATGACGGGGATCGCGCCGTCGGCGTGCACCGCGGCCAGGAAAGCCCTGTCCGGGTAGATGTCGGGGTCGCGGACGGGGCGGAGGTAGACGTCGCCGAACGCGCTTGCGACCTCGGCGGATTGGAGGAGCAGCTTGTGTAGGCCATCCTCTTCAAGCTGCTCCAGCCGCTTCGTGACCACCTTGTGCTCCGAGGTGATAGCGGGCGGCTCGGAGAAGATCAAGTCTGCGGCGGTGCGGGCGAGGTCGGCGGGGAGCGGGATGTGGATCCGGCCGTCGCGCGCGCCGTTCGGGGGCGGTGAGCCCCAGAGCCAGCGGGAGATGGTGCCGACGAGGCCGCCGGCGTACTGCCCGGCGCGGGCGCGCTGCGACGGGGGCAGGGACTGGCCGCTGCTGTCGCGCCAGCGGTAGACGCTGCGCAGTTTGTCGGCGGAGCCGTCGTACCAGGCGTCCCAGTCGCGGTAGGCGCTGTACGCGGGGGCGAACTCTGGGGGTGGCCAGGCGCCTTCGGTAGGAATCGGCACCAGGCCCTCCTCGGGGTCAGCGCTGCCAGCCGCAGCGTGTTCGGGGTTGCCAGAACCATCGGCGCCGGTCGGCGACCATGCCGTACGGGCGGATCCAGTAGCCGACTCGGTGGACCGCCCAGATGACCCAGGCCGTCAGCACGGCGTTCGGCGTCTCAGCCGAGGTGGTCGAGTTCATCCGCCTGGAGGCAGACGTTGTCGACCTTGACGTAGGTGTCGACGTACAGCTCGGAGCGGCCGCCGTTGTACGTGAGCTCGTAGTACTTGCCGTCGGGCAGCGTGGTGGAGACCAGCGCCTTCCAGTTCCCGAGGGTCTTGGCGAACCAGACGACGAAGACGTTCGCGAGGTCGAATTCGATCTCCGGGTCGGACTTGTCGAGGCGGTCCTTGACCAGCTTCAGCACGACGCGTTTGGCGCGGTCCTGCAGGTCGATCGGGACGTAGTTCACCGGCACTCCTTCGGGTGACACAGCGGGGGGTAAACGGGCTGGCCGCACATAAGAGCAGGCGATGGCCTACAACCTGGCGACGTGAGCGACACCGGCAGGATTCGAACCTGCGCCTCCCGACCGAAGTCGGGCGTGCTGGCCGGACACCGCCATATCCCAGGCGAATGCCTTCGACACTCCGGTCTCACCGCACCGGGGAACCCTGGTCACTGCCAGGCCACCCGACCACGTGCAGGCCGGCTAAACGGGGTTCCTCGGACGAATCAGACGCGGGGCGGCCAGAACCACTGGCCCGGTCGGTCACCGAGCGTCCGCGACGTGGCCCAGTAGCTGTCCTCGCCGTCGAGCTGGACCTTCAGGTTCGCCGTCACATCGCTGCCGTCGAAGATGGCGGTGACAACGGCCGGGAGGACCTGGCCCTCACTGACGGGGTTGCGGACCTGCTGGCCGCGGTGCATCGGGTGCCGGTTGTCGATCTGCACGACGTCGCCGGCGGACAGCTTGTAGTGGACGATTCGTCCCAGGGACAGCGTCACGGGTTCTCCTTCTCGGGTTGATGGGCGAGCGCCTGTTCAGGCGGCGAGGTCGTGGGCGGAGCGCAGGTACTGGCGCCACAGCACCTCAGGCGTCTTGACCGCGTACCGCAGCCCGGCGTCGATGCTGTGGTCCTCGACCTTGACCGGCTTGTCCTCACCCTTTTCCGCGGCCTCGTCGTCCCACGAGTAGCCGGGGATCTCCTCGAGGAGTCCCTTGCACGACTCGTGGATCTTCAGCCGGTCGGTGCCCAGCAGGCTCGACGCGAGGCGGATGCTGTCGAGGACGTCGTTGTCGGCCAGCATCGGGTTGAGGCCGTCCTCGTGCAGCTGCAGCCGCAGGGATGCAGCGGACGGGTCGACGCACACCCACTCCGGAACGATGCCGGCCATTCCCCGGTCGTCCAGGCCGGCCATCCAGGCGCGCAGCTGCGCGGACAGCTTGTGGTCGGTCAGCTGGTGGCGGGCGATGGCCGGGTCGTGCCGCCACTCGTGGGACAGGACCAGCTCGCCGTCCTGGCTGACGCCGAGGATGAGCGCGGCGGTGGCGTTGCGGGTGCCGTAGTCGATGCCCATGCTGATCCACCGGTACATGTCCGGCAGCGGGCCGCGGATGACGTGGCGTTCCTCGTCGAACATGTCGAAGACGGCGCCCTCGGCCATTACCCAGGCGCCCTGGATGTAGCGCTTGTACCAGAGCCCGACGTACTCGCGTTTGAGGTCGCGGACGTACTGGGGGTCGAGGTGCGGGTTGTCGTCGAGGGTGGAGTGCCAGGTGCGCAGGTTCAGCTCGCCGACGCGGAGCAGGTATTTCTTGCGTAGCCAGTGCGCGGGGCCGTCGGGGTTGGTGGTGCCGAACAGCTGCGCGCCGCGCACCGATAGGCGGGCGAGGACCTGGGTGAAGAACGCCTCGGGGATGGTGGTCAGTTCGTCGCCGTACGCGAGGCACAGCGTCATGCCGCGGACTTTGGGTTCGGCTTTCGCGTCGTTGGCGCCGAGGACGTCAACGGGCCGGCCGAGGATGCTGCCGAGGGCCGCGCCGGGGTTGTATTTCGTCATCCGGGCGAGGGGGCCGAAGATGTCGGGGTCCTGGAGCACCGAGAAGACGTTGCGGTTGACGCTCTCGCGGGTCTTGCCGAACAGCAGGATCCGGCCGTGCGCCGGCGCCGCGGCGACCGCCATGAGGAACCGCAGCAGCGATGCGACGGTCTTTCCGGACCGCACCGACCCTTGCCAGATGTTGAGGCGGGCCGTCGACTCGACGATGGAGCGGATGTGGATGGGCGACAGCTGTCGTGTCACCGCATCGACATCAAGACCCATCGCCGGGTTCGGTTTGGGTGAGCTGCTCGTAGGCCGCGCCGAGGCCTGCGGCGAGGGCGCCGAGCATGCTCTTTGCGCCGTTGATGCCGGGGTCGGCGTCGAACTCTTCCAGGCGCAGCGACGCGTTCACCGCGGTGTTCAGCGCGACGGCCAGGTCCCGTTGGTCGCGGGCGTCTGGGAGGTTGAGGACGCCGGTGCGGAGTTCGCCGTCGTTGGTGATCCGCCACACCCGGTACGGCTGGTGCATGCGCTGCCGGAGTTTCTCGGCGTCTTCGATGAGCCGGACAGCGAGTTCGGCGCGGGCGACGCGGGCGTCGGCGACGCGGGCTTCGACGGCCTTGGCGGTGCGTTCGCGTCGCTCGAAGTCGAGGCCCATCTCAGCCGCGTACTTCGAGATCGTTTTCTGGCCGCGGCCGAGCTGGCGGGCGATTTCGTTGCGGGCCAGGCCTTTGCCGTGGAGTTCGCGGATGCGCTGTTTTTCGGCGTCGGTGACGGGTGGCGGGTTGGCCATGGGTGCCTCCGGGGTGCGGGCCGGGCCTTGCCGGCGTCGCGCGCACCGGGCCTTGCCGGTGGCATGACAGCAGCCCCGGTCGCGGGTTGAGGCGCGTTCCGGGGCTGCTACGTGTGGGGTGACCGTTTTTGGGCAGGGGTCGTCTACTGCGTTTGAGCGGTCAACGTGATGGTAGCGCGTGGTCTGCCGATGTCACGCGTGCGTTGTTCTTCGTTTTCGGCGGCGGCGAGGGGGTAGAGGCGGAGG